ATCAATACTATGGCCCGCTTGATTCTCAAAGGAATGTAAATCACAAAATCCCTTGATTTGATTGCACCCATCGCAACCACACAACTCCAAACGACCATCTCTCGCTTTCATACGGGATAAAATAGAATCCTGATCCCTACGGTGTTCAGTGAAAGCTTTGATCAAGAACTGTAATACAGTTCGAAATGGTACATCAACCAGTTCAGTTTTCCCATCAAAAACGTTCTCATAATGTGCTGTGGCACGTAAATCATTGGGTTTCACGGCACGAGATACAGTTAAGAGCCAAATATCATCAACAATGGATTTTCACCATTACTGTATCTAGATCGGATCTTGGCGGGGTCAATTCCCTGAGACACTCCTTTTTCAAACCTCTGAAATTCATCCTTGGCCTTAACAGTTATCACATAATTCATTCGGCGTTGGATAGAATATGGACAATTGGAGTAAGTGTATGCATCCAAATCCAAAATGTTGGTACTAACAACAACAATCGAGGGTTCAACAAATACCTTGCCTTTACTGGCTAAATCAGCCATATTTGCATAGAAAGGTTGATTGTTACAAACATCAATAATCACCCTCGTTGGTGGACGCTCAGCAAAATCAGCTTTATCATTTGCCATATCATCCACAAACAAAACTTCTTTGTTTGTTGTCCAGTTCGACATGAACTTGTCTGCTGCATTATAGGAAGCACGGAATTCCTTATCTAAAGGTAGTCCGGCACTCTTCAAAAGAGCATCAACAATTTGGTCACCAAAGGTTGTTTTACCTTGGCTACTCTCCCCAAATAATTCAATTACAAATGGCGCTTTCCTCACGCCACTACTAATTTTCATAGTAACATAATCGTTCTTGATTCCAAGCAATTTCGTGAATTTATCACTCAAGAGCTTTTTCTCAAATCCTTTCCGCGTATCCATTAGATTACGTACTTTCGTAGTGATCTTTTCAAGTCTGGAGTCGAATTCAGATTCAGAGACACCAGCCACACGTTCAAGGTTCCCGTTTTTCA